TTATACGTTATTGTATTCCACTTCCAGCACAAACAGTTCATACTGCTTGTTCAGTCCCATTTCCGTATTCACTTCGCGTCCCTGACTCTGGAATTTGGCCAGAATCGTATCATTCACCACTTTGTTATAACCGTCCACGAATGTCACATTGATAGGAAACGGCTTGATGCTCAATAAGTCCCCTCCGCAGGCACCTTCCAATGCCACCGCTTGGTTCATCATCATCGTAATGCTTCCCGTATGGTCTATCTTGCCCATGCTCCAGCTCGTAGCCCTGCGGTTGCCTATCGTGTGGTTTTTCTGGTGTTCCTGTGTCGTGCCGTACTCTATGGCCGTCACCTCTTCCCACACCTGCCCCAGCGCCGTTATCGTGGCATCCCCGCCGTCATACGCTTTTCCGTCTCTTCTTATCTTCATATTGCCTCCTCGTCAACTAAATAGAACTCTTAATATTCACCGTCCCTTCGATGGAACCGATACACCCCATAGGCACCCACCGAAAGAATACCTCCAGCGTCCGTTCCCCGGTCATCAGGTTACTGTCTTCATCCACTTCAGTCTCTCCGCCGCTCAGTTCCTGCTTGGCCGCCATGTTCGCAAAGATATCGTTGCCGATATCCTCAAAGTACTTCACCATCCCCGTCGTCAGCTTCCCCGTCACTGGGTCAACGGGTACCGTCGTTTTCACCTTCTGCAAGTAAGCCGCATACAGTTCCCGTATCACCTTGCAGTTCGTCCGGCTCATAGCAATAGTGCTTTCGCTCATGTTCCCATCCTTGTCCACCACAATCCGGGCGCACACATGGTCATCATTCAGACACACCACTCCGGAGTAATATTCCCCCAGAATATAACCTTTCGCATTCAGGCTCTCCAGCTCCTTCTCTTTATCCTTCACCCGCTCATGACTCGACAATCCCGCATTCACCCAGTTTCCCCGGTTCGCATCCGTCAGTATCATCGTAGCCACCTCGCCGATGTTGTACGATACAGGCTGAGCCGCCATACACCCCAACAAACTGCCTACCGCAGCATATTTCTGCGCCGCCCCTGTCAGCGTCTCGGCAAAACCCCAATCTTGACCGATCATCACGCTCACCTGCGGGCAATCCAGTGTGGCACCTTCCACCTTCAGTTCCCTCATGTTCGCCATCGTTGCCGCTGTCACGGTGCTCAGTCCTGCACATTCCAGCACCACATGCACAGGTCTTCCGCCTTGCCGTGCCCAGTCCGCCAGCAGTTGTGCATCCACTATGGCAGTGCTCATTTCATCCGGTATTCCATCCACCAGCGTCACTTTATCTGATATATAGCAAAAACCGATGTTGAACACCTGACCGTCACTATCCGCAATCAGCCCCGTCACCGCCTCATCATTAATCAGATTTGCATACTTGCCACCTTCTCCCTTAGCCACATTCAGCACGTACAACTGTGCTCCTTTACCACCCATGCGGAAGTATTCCGTAATATGGTGATACAACAACGCATTCGCTGCTTCACTGATACCGTATGCCGTCATGTCGTTCGTAGAAGTCAGCAATGCGTATTTCCCCTCTGCCAGTGTCGTCTCTCCGCTGCCCACCGCACCGAAATACCCCACCAGTGCCGAAATCTTTTCATAACCGCCTGCGGCATTCCGGCCAACTTTGCCCTTTTTGATATTGACTCTATTCATCGCCTTCCGTCTTTTCAGTTGCATTTCCGGCATCCACAGCTTCCTTCTCCACTTTCACAGCTTCCTTCTCTGCTTTCACATCCTTCTTATCCGCTTTCACCTCTTTCTCCGGTGCCTTTTCTTCCTCGTCAGCGTCATACATATAGGTGGACACCTTTTTCTTGTCGCCCCCTTCACTCGCCACCGCATAAGAGTGGTTCGTGAAGTATTCTCCTTTCGTGTTGTAGAACAATCTGTCCACACCCAGCTCTTTGCAGATACGTTGCGCCTCCGTTGTCACTTTCGTCACTTTCTTTGCCATATTATTGTTTATTACAAGGGTAGGGGATAAATCCCCGTCCCTTTGGTTATACACTTCTCGATTGTTTATTTACCCGACACGATAGCACCTACCGCACCCTCTTTCTTCTGCGGAAGTGCCACGAACCTCGTCGTAAAGCTCACCAGATTCCGCTTGTTCACCGGGTCATTCTCCGCCTTGCTGTAGTACATCTTCGTACCGCCCTTGCACTTGAACATGCGCGGCACGTAGAAGAATACCGACCCCTCAAAATCATTCACCGTAGCCACCGAACCGAAGCTCTTCTTCTTTTTCGTCGTACAGTCAAACAGCGGACAGTTCACCGCCTCATAAATCTCAAACCCGTACATCTTCATAATCACTCCCGTCGAGTAATCATGATACTGGTTCTGGAACTTCTGGTCTATTTCCAGCAAATCCGCCACATGGTCACTGCAAAGCACCAGTCTGCGTCCCTTCTTCGGCACCTTCAGCTTATCCAGCTTCCTGCGCAACGCAATCACATCCAGACGTGTCAACTTCTTGCGTCCGTCCTCATCCGTCGTTCCGGTAGTCAGCAGCACAGGCGTCTCCGCTGTGTCCTCCGTCGGAGCAAACGCATGAATGGCCTTATCCAGCATCGTTTCACTCAATCGGTTCCCGTGTCTGGTCTTCACCAGTCCCATCTTGTCATACGCCAGCGCATACAGTTCATCATCCGTCACTTGTGTCGGTTTCGTCTCAAACTTGCTCAGCTTTATCGACACATCCCCGTCTTCCAGTTCCTCAATCTCCAGCGGATACGTCGTGTTGTCCACCAGCACCGTCGGGTCTCCCGACACATCGCTCAGATGCACCACATCATTTTCCGCATACTGGCTGAAGTCCGGCACACCCTCCAAGAACGTTCCCTCCAGCGCATGCGTATAATGTTCCACCACCTGCCGTGTCCATACTTCCACATACACACCCGCACGCAATCCGTTCGGCAATCTCACAAAATAGCTGCCCACACCGATAACCACCATCCCGATAGCTCCCAGCCAAGCCGGAACCCCGATACACGAAGCAAGCAGCCCGCCCATTACCGTACAAACCAACAGCCCCACAAGAGCCATCACAATTCTAATCATCTTCTTTCTCATCTTCACAAAATCTTCTTTTTAAATACTGATTATTTACCCTTTAAACGTCGCCTTATACAACGCCTCAAACTTCTCCGGTTCACTCTTCGCCAACGCTTCCAGCCCTCTCGGGTCTTCTTTCTGCCACTGTTCCCAGCCCCAGTCCGTACGCGCTCCATTCGCTGCTCCGGCCATATTCGCCGCTCCGCCTCTCGTAACTTCCACCAGTGACGGTGCAGGTTTCATACCACCCAGCACCGTCTCCAGCGCCTCAATCCCCGATTTCTCACCGATAGCCACAAATGTAGCCGTCTGTCCTGCCTGAATCTTTCCGGCCTTTGCAGCCGCGTTCACCGTGTCCGTAATCCGTTTCTTGTTCGCAGCCTGCATCGCAGCCTCCGCATTGTCTGCCCGGTTCTTCTCCGCATCCAGTTTTACCTGTATTGCGTCCTCAATTTCCTTGTCGGTACTTTGTGCCGTTACGCCCGTCAATCCGAACTTCTTAATCAAACCTTCTTTGTCCATTTCACTCTCATTTTTTTGGTTATTACTGTTTTTCAAAACTCCATTTCCTTCCGTCCCTTCCGTAGTCTCTTCCAGACAGGCCGCGAACCGGCTATACAGCGCCTTGGGTGTTTGCATTTTCAATTCCTCCGCGGATACCTGCGTAACGCCTGTGGCTATTGGTTCCACAATGCCGTCTATTAGTTTTGCATCCATCGCCTCCTGCGCCGTAAACCAGTTGTCGCCTACCAGCAATTCCTCAACTTCCTTTTCACTCTTCCCTGTTTTGCTGGCATATACCTTCTTGAAATTCTTCTCCATTCCCCGCAGTCCTTTCGCCGCTTTCTCCATCTCTGCCGCTGTACCGTAGCATCCGCCTTTCGGTGCATGCACCATCATGTACGAGTTCTCACACATGTACACCTTTGCCGCCGCCATCATTATTACCGTCCCCATCGAGCACGACACCCCGGCCACAATCACATTCACCTTCACCCCGCACCCCTTGATGTGGTTATAAATCAGCGTTCCTTCTTGCACGTCGCCGCCTTGTGTATGCAGCAGCAGATTCACTTCATCAGCGCCCTTCCTCGCTTCATCAAAGCGGGCAATGAAGTCAGCCGCCGAATTTATTCCATACGGATAAATCTCACCGTACAGCTTCACCTCACCTTTTTTCTTCTCTTTTACCATTCGCCGCTTGTTTTTTCAGCAAACATAATCCCCTTTTTCTACCCGCGCAACTATCTGTACGCCCCTTGAACCATCCGTTTTAAGGCTTGAACACTTCTTTCGTTTTCAGCTATTTAGCACTCATCTTTGTCTAAAAAAAAGTGTAAAGCTATGGCAGAGATAGGGAACGACAAGAAACGTGAGATAGCCGAAGACATGTACATACGTCTCGGCCTTACAGGGCGCGAAATTGCCGAAAATTTAGGAGTAACAGAACAGACCGTCAGCCGATGGAAGAAAGGCCGTGAGGGCGAAAAATCGTGGGACGACCGCAAGACCGAAGCACAGCTAACCCCGCTCAAAATAAAAGAGCTTCTTCTCAAAGAAGCCGAAAAACTTGCCAAAGGCGAAGAATCCCTCGTCAAGGCCGACCAGCTCAGTAAAATCATGGCGGCTATCGACCAGCTCGACAAGAAAATCAATGTCCGCACCGTCATGGACGTCTTCCGCGAGTTCGACATCTGGATGTCCGAGCAGGAACCTGCCACCGCCATTCAGTTCACCCGTTGGCACAAACTCTTTCTTCAGTACCGCGTCAGCCTCGAAGCCTGACACCGGGCTAATCTCAATTGTAAATTGTAAATCGCTAAATTGTAAATTCAAATGGCTCTTAAATACGACAAACTCCTCAACGACTACGACAAGCATTGCCAGCGCATTGCTAAATCCACCACCATCCGCATCAACGAAACCCCTGCGGAGAAAGTCAGGCGCATGCGCCATCTCGAAGCCGACTACACCCGTTGGTTCAGTTATTACTTCCCCAACTTTGCCAAGAAGCCCTGCGCATGGTTCCACAAGCGTCTGGCTAACAAAGTCATAGAGAACCGTCACATTCGCGCCCTTGCCGAGTGGTACCGCTCCGCCGCCAAATCCGTGCACATAGACATGGGCATCCCCCTTTTCCTCTACTTGGTCAAGGGCGATCTCCACTACATGCTTCTTATCGGCGAAACCGAACCCAAAGCCCGCAAGCTCCTTTCCTCCCTTCAGGCGCAACTGCAACACAATCAACGCATCCTTAACGATTACGGCCAGCGTTTCCAGTACGGCGACTGGGCTGATGGCGATTTCACCACCGTCGACGGTGTCAAGTTCACCGCTCTCGGATTCATGCAGTCCCCCCGTGGTGCCCGCGAAGACGAGAACCGCCCGGACTACATCGTCATCGACGACGTTGACAACAAACGCCACGTCAACAACGACCGCCTCATGCGCGAAGCCATCGAATTCATCACCGAAGACGTCTGGGGAACCTTCGACACCGACCCCGATGCAACCGACCGCTTCATCTATGCCAACAACAACTTCCACAAAAACAGCATCACCAACCGCCTGCACCAGCTTTTCCTGCAAAAACAGCAGCAAGCCCTTCAGGATGGCGACACTACAAACTACTATCTCCTCAAAGTCTGTGCCGTCAAGAACCTCAACGATTTTACCCCCGAATGGCCTGAAAAAGCCGATGCCGCCTACTGGCGTAAGAAGTTCAACGACATCCCGTACCGTTCCTTCATGCGCGAGTTCATGCACGTTCACATTCAGGACGGTGCCGTCTTCCGTCACGAAGATATCGTATGGGGACAAATGCTTCCTCTCAAAGAGTACGATGGCCTCTGCTTCTACGGCGACCTTTCCTATAAAGCCGCCGGAGACTACAAAGCCATGCTCCTCGTTGGCAAAATAGGGCGTCAGTACCACATCATCCACGTCTACCTCCGTCGTGGTTCCCGTGCCAAGTGCGCCGCCTGGCTCTACGATCTTTACGAGGACTTGAAGTTGGAACGCTTCAACATCTCCTATGTCATCGAAGGCCTTTTCGCTATGGACGAGTTCGTCAACGACTTCGACACCGAAGGTGACGAACGCGGCTACCACATCCCCGTCACCGCCGACAAGCGTGGCAAGGCCGACAAGTACGACCGTGTCGAGTCCACCGCCGGATTCTTCGAGCGCCACAACGTCATCTTCAACATCCTCATGCAGCAAAATCCCGACTTTATCACCCTTGTCGACCAGTTCCTCGCCTTCGAGCGTGGCTCACAGGCCAATGACGACGGCCCCGACGCTTGGCACGGCGCACAAGCCCGCCTCAATAAAATCACATTCGTTGAGAAGTTCCAGCCCCGCACCGTCAGCCGGGCCGAACGTCGTTCAAAATCTAAAAACAACTATTGATATGGCAAACTTTATACAAGAAACCGATTACGAAGTACAGGCGCGGCAAGAAATGATCCGCCTTTTAGACGGCTCCGACGAGCGCACCGCACTACTCAAAGCCGAACGTTTCGCTGTCTCCCAGATACGCAAGTACATCGGAGGCCGCTACGACTGCGACACCATTTTCTCCGCCACTGGTGACCTCCGCGACGATTACATCATTATGATAACCATCGACATCGCCCTCTATCACCTTTGGAGCAAGAAAGCCCCCAAACAAGTCCCCGAGCATCGCAAGGAACGCTACGCCGATGCCCTCGATTGGCTCACGAATGTCGGCTCCGGTGAAATGCCCACCGACCTTCCGCAACTACCTACGGACAGCTACCGCGGAGACCTGCGCATCTATTCCCTCCACAAACCTAATGACAACAAGTATTAATCCCGCGCTATCCACGTTTAAGCGCGTTTAAATCGAATTTAAAACAGACAAACCGTATGAGTGCTAAACCTAAAAATAAAACCCCGCAAATACGCGGAAAACAGCCCGATCTGATTGTGGCTAAAATAGTGAGCGAATTCAAAGACCGCACCCGTGCCGAAATCCGCAAGTGGCGGCAGGCGCTCGAAATGGCCGGAGACGTCAACACCCCTCGTCTTTATGCCCTCCAAGACCTTTACGACAACCTAAAGGACGACGGCCACTTCATTTCCCAGATAGAACTCCGTAAAGCCGCAACGCTTTGCGCCCCCTTCCATATCCAAGACCGCCGCACAGGCGAAATCAACGAAGAGAAAACCAAGTTCTTTATGTCCGAATGGTTCTACAACTTCATGGAAGACGCCCTCGAAGCACCCCACTACGGTTACACCCTCCTCGAACTCACCGACCCGGGTACCATGTCCTTCACCCTCGTTCCGCGTCGCAACGTCGTCCCCGCGCTTTCCCTCGTCCTCCCCGAAGTCAGCGCCTCCACGGGCATCTCCTATGCCGTAGGCTTCGAGAACACCCTCATCCATGTCGGCAAAGTCACCGATCTCGGACTCATGGCCAACATCTGTGGCCAGCTCATCTGGAAGCGCAACGCCCAACAGTCATGGGCGGAGTTCTCCGAAAAGTACGGCCAGCCCCTCATCACCGCCACCACCAACAAAACCTCCCAAGGCGACCTCGACAAAATCGAATCCATGCTCACCGCCCTTGGCGAAGCTGCACAGGCCGTCCTGCCCGAAGGCACCACCATCGACATCAAGCCCTTTGCAGGCTCCGATGCCTACCAAGTCTACGACAAGCAGATAGACCGCATCAACACCGAAATTGGCAAACCCATCACTGGCGGAACCATGATCTCCGACAATGGCAGTTCCCGTTCCCAGTCCGAAGTCCACGAACGCAACCTCGACGGCAAGATAGCCGCCGCCGACCGTCGCATCATCACCTTCACCGTCAACAACCAGCTTCTCCGCATCATGCAGGTTCATGGCTGGGATATCAACCCCGAAACCGACGAGTTCATTTTTGACACCACCGTCCAGCTCTCCCTCAAAGACTACTTCGAGATAGTCACCCGCCTGCTCGACAAAGGTTATCCTATTCCCACCAAGTGGATCAGCAAAACCTTCAACATCCCCATCGATGGAGAACCCACCCCCGTGCAGCAATCCTCACCCTTCCAGCAGCTTCCCAGAGCCGAAGCGAAGCCCGGAGGCTTTCTCGCAAATTTTCAGTAGGGGCACCCCGGAACTCCAATCCGGCAGCGTGCCCCGTCCCCCGGCTATCTATACCCCATCTTTATCCCATTTCTTCCCGTCCCGTCGCACAAGGAAACGAACTCCCTGACTTTGCCGACGAAATATCCCGTCTCTGCGTCAGCATCTACCAGCAGCGCAGTGGCGTCCATCACGACCCCGACTTACTCAACGCCACCGCCCGCACCCTTCTCGAAGGCGTCTATAGCGGCTATGGCGACAACTTCACATCCGTCGACTGGAACACTCCCGATCACCTCATGCTCACCCGTCTCACACAAAACGTCTTCAGTTTCTCTGCTGCCAAGAACTATCAGGAACTTCGCACCATCACCTCTGCCCTCTGCGACGAAGAAGGCCACCTCCGCAGTTTCCCTGATTTCCGCGACCAAGTCTCCGCCATCAACGCCAAGTTCAATCAGGCATGGCTGCAAACCGAGTACGACACCTGCATCGCCACCGCCACCCAGTCCGCCCGCTGGCAGCAGTTCCAGGAGCAAAAGAACCTCTTCCCATACCTCCGCTACCAAACCGCCGGAGACGAAAACGTCCGCGACGAGCACCGCGCCCTCGACGGTGTCACCAAGCGCGTCGACGACCCGTTCTGGCGCACCTATTATCCACCCAACGGCTGGAACTGCCGTTGCGAAGCCATCCAAGTCCCCGAAGACGACGTACAAGAAACCCCCGAAGGTTCCTACAAAGCCCCCTTCATCCCACAACTCTTCCGCACCAACTCCGGCCAGACCGGGCTTATCTTCCCCAAAGGACATCCGTACTACACCGACGTCCCCAACAGCGAGATACGCCGCGCCATAGCCTACCTTCCCCCGGAGAACGGCTACCTCGACGGACACATCAACCTGTCCGGCCGTCAGGTTCCTGTACGCCATCACGTCATGCACAATTTAGATGAACTGCCGGGAAATAACGAAGTCCTTTCCGACCTTCTCCGCCTGAAGCCGGAAATCACCGAAGTCAGCCTCTTGCCCGACATCCATTACAAAGATGCCGACCTGAAGCCGAAATTCTATCCCGAAAACTGGAAATTCCACAATAAGGACAAGAACGCCGATGCTGTTCTCAGCTTTGGTAAACAGGAAGAGTGGGTTGTCGATTTCAAGCGTCTGCAAGGCAACGGCAAGCACCTTGCCCCGCATCTCGAAAAAGCGGCCCAACAGGCCGACTATGCCATCATAAAGTTGCCCGAAAATCGGAGTGAAAGTATAAAATCCATTTGCAATACTGCCGATAAGAAGCTCGATTCTACCGAACTGAAAGGCATACTCATCATTGACAACGATGGTCAACTGGTATATGAGAGGTATAAAACTAAATCAGCGGTTAAACGATGAATAAACACCGCATAACCGCTGAAGTCTTGCTGCCCCCGCAGAGGTAGCTGGCACAAAAATACAAATAATATTCTAATTAACAATCAAATAACAAAAAAAGTCATGAAACAGTTATATAATTCCATTCAATCCCTTTTCCATTCCCCCGAAACCCTCCAGCTCTTCCGGCAGCTCAACCTCTGTCCCCCCGAATTCATCGACCTCTACAACGGCCAACCCGAATCCCCCGAAGACTTCGAGTTCACCACCCCTGCCTTATTCATCGACTACTCCATTTCATGGGACAAAGCCGGAACCATGCGCCTCGGTGCCCTCACCCTCGAAGTCCACATTCTCACCGACCCAACCCCCGAAACCGACAACCTCACCGAACCCCTCAGCGGCCTCGAAAAAGTCGACTACTACGAAACCATCTCCGACCTTCTCGAAGGTCTTTCCACCTCCGAAACCTCCGCTCTCGTCCTCACCTCCGAGCGTCCCGTGGTCACCGACTATTTCAACTACCACGCTATCACCTTCACCTGCACCATTTCGCGAAGGCGTACCCAAGTCATCGGCAAAATCATTAATAACCTTCAACTATCCTCTAAGCAAAAAAAGTACATCTTATGATAAAAAAGAAACGTCCCACATTTAATTCACAAAATAAAATTCTATCTTTACCCCCAATAAATCTAAAATGGAGGGAAAACACATGGTAAAATTAAAACCGAAAGAAATAAAACTTCGTGCATTTAAGGTCATTAATAAAGACTTGAAAAAGAGTAGCTCTGATTTAATGAAGTTACTTAAACAAAGACTTAATAATAGTGTTGTTAAGGATAGAATGATGGTACTTAATGCGGAAGATGAATTTAAAGAGTCCGATTTAATTGCCAACTTCGACGTAAAGAAGGACTCATATATCTTTGGTTCTATAATGAGGGTTACACAAAAAGAGGGGGTTCCGCAACTTCCTGACTCTTTTCTAAATGAATCAAGGATTGATATTGAAGAATTAAAGTCTTTAACAGAAACGACATCTTTGATCTATAAGAGTCACTATTACTTTATGTTAAATGATGATTATGTAATAACTACTTTACCAGTTTCAACTACCATCAAATGTATGGAAACATATATAAACTCAATATTGGATGAGCTTCGAGGTGATTCACTTTTTGGCTTTAATACAATGATGAAGAAACAAGGTCAAGTTAAGTTAGGTGAGATAAAAGATATACGAATTAAGAATTCTACGGTTCCGGTTTCTGCGATGAAGCAGAAATCAACAGAACAAACATACGTGCAAAAAATGGTAGATATATCCTTTTCAACTGTTAAACATTTCATGAGCGAAAAGACAAATATCTCAGAAGAAGATTTGCAGCAGATTGTTTCTGCCGAACTTTTGATTAAATTTGCGCGTCCTAAGGGAATGAAAAAAGAGGTTTATAATGAAAAATTAGGTGCAATAATGAATCCTATCAGTGATACGGATGACATTATATTCTATACTAAAAGTGGTCCTGTTACTGGTAGTGAAATTATGTGGATAGAACCCATTAAAGTTGAAATGACTGAGAATAAAAGGATATCCGAGAAAGACTTGAAGTTACAAATGGAAGAATTTCTTCTAAAACTAAAGAATGAGAAAGGCAATTAACATATTATTATTTACTATTCTGTCAATTTTAATATCTCTTTTTACAGATATTAAAGCTGATAATTTTTTTGCATCCACTTTATACACGATATCCGGTATCATGTTTTCAGTTGGAGCCAGCATGATTGTGACATTTAATCTCAGCGGAATAAAGAATCAGGATTTTTTAATTGAGATAAGGCAAAATCTGCGCGATGTAAAAAAATCATTTATTTTCTACTTTCTTATTGCCTCTATTAGCTATGTTATTCAATACTACCTTACTAAAAATAACATAGATGTTTTATGCTTATTTAGTTTAGGAAATTTTCAATTTAAAATATGCCTATCGGTGCTATTTAGCTCATTTATTCTCCTGTCAATAATGTATTATGTAACTAACATAAATTATTTATATAGACTCTCAAATAATATATTTGATGCCCTCAATAAGTAACGAATAACTGTGTTTAAACTTGCTTTCAAAGTAGTTTAAACACAGTTTAATCATTTATATCTGCATTCTTTTTGCATCCTTATACTCCGGCTGTAACTCCTTCAGCAAATTCAGCACCGGGATATGGCTTCTTTCACCCCTCAACCCCACATCCTCATTATACATCAAGTCCACCAAGTCATTCACCAAGTCCTGCCAGTCCTCAATCACAGCCATAGTCTTTACCCGAATCACCAGCTCATCTTTCTTAAAATCCACCATCACTCAGCCCTCCCCATCAATTCGTTCACCAATCTCATTCGCAACTCACCATTCTCAATCCGTGCCACGTCAGCCAATATCCTCACCATACGGTCAGCCGTAAGCCGATTATGATTACGTTTAACCTTCGCTGGAAGAGCAACAACAGGTCTCACTATCTCCGAACCGAATAAATCCCTTTGCTCATCCAAACGAATAATCAACTCCTCAGCCCAACCGCGAAACAATTTCGCACGAGCACTCTTAATAAAGAAACCAAGACGGACAATTCCTGTTTTTGTCCACATAGTACCTTTAGAAGCACCTGTAGAGGCAGCGTGACAAATTGTTACGCTGCCCAAAAAGTGTTTGCCTTCCACGAATTCGTCCGCATAGCGCATCTTCACCATTCTAATAGCGTACATAGACACGCCATACCCTGCCGCCACATCACGAGTCGACAACAAAAACTCAAACTTTTCATCAGGAACAACATTAACCGTAACACCTTCCATCACGGTCACAGGGAGCAAGTCCCTTTTCTCTTTTAGATTAGACATAATTTTGATAAGTATTTTTGCATTTTGGGCACAAAAAACGGTGTGCCACTTCCCGCTGCAAAAGTTCTTATCAGAGACTTGCATACACCATTACAATGTATGCACGGGGTTGACACACCGCCATATACGGACGCTTCCGTTAAGGCATAAAAAAAGCCCAAGCGAAGCGCAATGGACGGAACTCATATTCCATCTCTGATTTAAAACTTTTGCGCCACAAACCTACGACTTTTTTTTCAATATCTAACTTCAAAGAGCTACTTTTTACAAATATCTTTTAAAAATCCGCCCTATAAATATACGAAAAAGCAATGATAAAAACAAATAATAGCGCACTAACAATCAGTTGTTTAATTCATTATTAGGCTATACTTTCTGAAGTAAATTTACTTTCTCTAAAGTAACTTTTCACCTCCCCATCCGGCACCCATTCCACCGTCACAATCCCTTTCACCTGCCCGGTGCCTCCACATTTAGGGCAAGGCACCTTCACCCGCTCATTAATAATATCCGGGTCAAGATAATACCCATTTCCCTTGCAATATCCACAAGCATATCCGGTGAAATAACCCACCGTTTCTTTTCCCGTTCCAAATTGAGGCGCCGTTATCAGCACCCCGCTCTGTTTCTCACTCATACCTTCTTTTCTTTATAAGTCCAACCATTCAACCTGTACACCTCCCGCTGTGCCTCTTCCTTCGTCAGGTAGTCCCCAACCTTTGTTCCATGTGTCCATATTTTTGGTGGGAAGCTGTCTCCCTGACGGTAAGTAACATCAAGATACACCGCCCAGCACCGCCCGCGTGGGCGATACTGATACCATCGGTGTATCTCTTTCATATCACTGTTCCACTGCATCACCTTCCTTTTTGGGCTCCACATAGAAAGTCTCTTCCTGTACCACCTGCACTCCGATTTTAGGGAAATATTCCGCCACTTTCGGCAGTTCCCGATCAGCCAGCAGCTTATCCTTCGCCAGTTCCTCCGATATGCGGATATATGATGGAAGAAGTTCTTTACATAGGTTTGTTACTGCCGCCCAAGTGAAGCCCTTCAAGTTTTTCAACTTCGGCGTACCTGTACGGAAACCAAACACCCCATGAGCACTTTCCACACTCTTCTTTTTGCAGAACAACTCATCTCTGTTCTCCACTGCAAAAGCCTGTAAAACGTCAAAGCTCTTATCTTTGGCTGCATTAAGCGCCGCCAGTTGCTCCGCATACTTTTCCCGGATACGTGTCATCTCACCATCCATCTTCGACGTTAGGTTCTGCACCTTTGCATCCGCTGCCGCAAATTCGGCAAAAGCCTGTTCTGCCTGTTCCCGTGTAACACCCGTTACCACCATTTTCTTCGTTCTTGCCATAATCTTCACTGTTTAAATGTTATTTAATAAAAGAATCACTCTCTTCCTCCCTGAACATACTCAACTGTCTCGCCCGTTCTTCCCGTTCCAGTCTCATCCTTTCCTCCAGTTCCTTCAGTTCCTTCACCGCAGGCGTTGCCAGATAGTTATAAAAGGTAGTTCTCCCGATCTTATACGTCGGGTAAATATGGTTCTGATAAATGAACTTATCCGTGCATCCCCGTGTATGGTGCTGCATGTAAATATCCTGTATATCCTTTACCCTCAGCAGGAAATTTCGTCTGTTATATCCCTTTGCCATATTATCTCGTTTTTAATAGAGCCATTTCCGGCACCGCCCCGGATAGTTGCTCCGCCCTTACACGGTCATTTCATGGCATCACTCCGGCACTGTCACACTCAGGCATCCCCTCCGTATCACCTTGCCCGTTTCCCTCTTTGCCTCCTCGCACGCTTTTTCAGCCCGGCAAGCCGTTTTTTGTCTCCGTAGGAACTCATTATACACCCGCTTCATCTGTGCCTCCGTCATATCATTCAAATCATCCACCCCAGCCGCCCTGCAAGCCGTGGCAATAATCTTCTGCAACCGTTCCCTCCGCGTTGTCCCCTCATACAATCCCGCCTTTTCAAAGTACCCCGCCACACTCGCAATCACCCGTTTTCTCAACCTGTCCATCCGTTCGTCTTCCCCCTCGCTTTTCGTCATCCGCTTCATGTCCTCAATCATCTTCCTGTACACCTTTGGCGCCCGTTCATACAATTCACTCAGCGACGTCCCGCCCGAATACTGGCACACAACATCTTCCTTTGTAGCCCCCGGCATCTTGCCCAGCAACTCATAAAAAAGTCCGAACTTGCTCATACATTCATCCTCCCTTATTCTGTTCAATCTGCCGCCTCTTCTCCAGCAGCATCTTCTGTATCACAATCTCATTCCTGATAGCCCGTACACCATTCGTAACAAAGCTCTTTTCAATAATATCCTCCCGCCTGTCAGCCAACTCTTCCGGCAGGTTTGCATCCACTATAGCCTCAATTTCTTTCCGTAGCTCATTCCCGAAAGCATCCTGCTTCTTACCGTAGTTCAGCGTCGTAATCCGTCCGTTAAAACGGCTCCAGAACTCCGCATAACTCTTTTTGCTCACCCTTCTTCCATCTACAAGCCTCTTTTGCAGGTTATCCGCTCCGATAAAGTAGCACCCCAATGCCATCTGGCTTCCCAGATTTGCCTTGTTATACAGTCCCTTCATCAGCGTTATCACTGCCTCCGCGCAATCCCCGAACTCATCCAGTATCAGCAACGGCTTATACAGCAACAGCAATTCATTCGTAACGTCCCGCCACAGTTTGTCTATACCTCCCGTATTCTGCAACCCGAATTGTCCCGCCAGATACCGCACAAAGTCACCCTTTCCCGGATAGTCCGAACAATCCACATAGATCACATTACCGTGTTCGTGGGCATACTCTCTTGCAGCATAACTCTTCCCGATACCCGCGCGATCACAAAGCACCTGCCATATACCATACTCCTGGCATTTCTCCAGATGCGTCTGCACCGTAATGAAAGCCTTTGTGTCCACAGTCTCCCACGTTTTATCTTCCATGCAGCGATAATGTCTCGCCAGCACCAGCCACGAAGCGTCCTTTATCACCGAATAGTTCCGGTCTCTCTCATACTTAATCTGGGACAACACCGATTTATCAAACTTAATCCCGTGGCGCAAAGCGATGATTCTTGCAAACTCCGCCTGTGACACCCTTCTTTCTTTCAATTCAAAGAATAGGCAATCCGTCACTTTGTCTTTAATCCTATTAGTTATTTCCATCTTTTTATATATTTAAAATCAACAACTTAAACACTGTTTAAACATTCGTCAGCTATTCAGTAAAGCCTCCATCTCCGTCTCTTCCCGGCTTTTCTCCACAATCCCGTTTCGTCTGTCCTCCACAGCATTGTTTTGTGCATTTACCACCGTTTTCGGAGTATCCCACCAGCCAAAACCGAACCCATCCGTTCCCGTAGCCCGGAAACCTGTCTGTTCTGCAATCTCCCGCTGTCTTTCCATCTCCGTCTTCGCATCCTCGTAACAATGCTTCTGCATGATGTTGAACAATTGAATCTTACCCATTTCTCCGGGCTTATTCTTCATGTCAGCCACACAAGCCGCCAGCTTTTCCTTTTCGTACGCATCCGCCACCTTCTTCCCGTTCCGGTCACGCAGTTCCACCCATTCCGGCCTGTCCGCCCGCAGGTTCACAAACACCTTGAATGTATGTCCCAAATGTTCCCGGCTGAATTCAAAGTCCATCGCACTGCTTGCATTATCCGGCACAATAAACTTCATCTTCTCTCCGCGTATAGCCACCTCAATACCCTTCTGCCTGTACTCATATTCACCGAACGGATGCTGTTGGTTCTTCAGTTCCACCATGAACAGGCTCAGCTTTTCAAAATAATTCATCTTCACCCGTCCCTCACGTTCTTCCGCATACCGTTCAATCTTTGATTTCCCGATAAACGCACCGTAAGCATCACGCGCCTCACCGCGACCGTTCCAAGCCTCCACAGCCTGATCAAACTCCACCAGTACCTGTTCCTCCGTTGGCAGTTTATCCGTAAACGCCAAATCTTTAGCCAGTTCCTTCAGCAGTTCCGGGTTCGCCACGCTATTCGGACTCTTCACCGTCACGTTTCCCCCTTTAAAGTTCTTCAGCTTCCTCAGTTCCCTTTGTTGGAAATGCCCTATCACAAGCTCCACGCTTTTACTCCGTCCGGAGTAGGGGGTACAAGGAAAGTTTACATGGCTCATATTATTTATCAGCCCATTCACTGTTGCCGATATATTCGCCGAACTGTTATCATAATTCATTTGATAAGGCTTATGCCCCCACTTATCCACCGTGTTCTGCAAAGCCTCTATCACCATCCCGCTGCTTTCACTGAAAGCCACGCTATATCCTATAATCGCGCCCGTACACGCATCCGTCACGAAGTACGCATACAAATCGCTCATTACTTTCCACTTCTCTCTTCCCTTACTGTCCTTCACCGCCTTTTTATAGTACAACTGCATCGTTGTACCATCCAGAGACCAAAGCATATCCGGCTTGCTCACCGGTTTACGGTCAATCATCGGCTGCATATCCGCATCGCCCACCAGTTTCCCATGCCTCATATAATACCACACCTTCTTATGCTTCGGCATGTTTAAATGCTGTTTAATCGCCGACACCGTCATCTTCGGAAGTCCCAGCCCCGGCGCCTGTTCATTATATATCAGTCCTATATCCTCAAAACTATACTTCACCGGGTCTCCGGCCAATTGCATCAATATCGCATGCGTCCGCCCGTTCATCTTCTCACGGTTCACATTCCCGAAGTACCCGCCCACCAGACAGTCCAGCCCGTCCGCGGCATATTCCCGCGCCTTCCTGTCCAGCACCCGTTCACTATTTATCGCCTTCGGGAACTTCACAAACCCCTGTATCTGCTCATTTAAACACTGTTTAAACATCTCTGCCTGCACTTCCTTCACCGATGCAAACCCGTACTTCCGTGCCGTCTTCACATCCATCCGCCTCCAAAGTCTCAGCCATCCTGCCGCCCGTGCAATCCGTTGCACATCCGTCGGAACAAATAGTTGCATATCACTCAACCGCGTCAAATCCCCTGCGCTCACCTCCACCATCATCCTCAATCCCTTCTTCACCCCCTCCAGTTTCCGGTTCAATTCCTCCGCCGCCCGGTTTTCCACCCACAAAGCAGCGTCAACCCCTCTACAAATCACCCTCTTCACCAGCTCCTTGTACTTCGCCGCCATTCCGTCAAAATGCACAAATACTTCGCGCCCTTCTTTATGGTGTGGCCAACAAAACATTTCGCCAGTTCGTTGGCCTGATAAAGCCCGTTTCAAATAGCTTTCAGATACTCCACTTTCTACAAGTTCAGGAACCGACACACAAAGCACCTGTTCTCCGGGGTTCGCCACCTCCGAATAACAAGTACAATTAAATGGTATGTTCCTATACTGCGGCATAATGATTTATCTTATTATTAGCTCCTTTCCCGGTCTAACTCCGAGCCGAAACGTATCTACGTTTAAAAGGAATCTCTTTCTATTTTCCCAAACCGAAAGAGCCATGCTACTCAGTTGTAGCGACCTCTCAAAAAAACTAACCCTAACTATTCTCTTAATAATACATTGCCATTATCTCATCAGCAAATGCGATAAATGAATTATCTTCTGTCTCAAGTATTTCATAATTCCAAAGGGGGGAATGAGTAGAAAAATAAGTTTGCTGCTCATTCACCTTATATCCCCACCGTTCTAATTCTTTCAGTTTCTCCTGCTCTTTCTTATTCAACGCTTCCATATCAACTTTCACCGTTTTGTTTTTCACGTCTATCTCTGCACCTCTTTTCCGCAGATAAGCATGCAGGTTTGCTTTATGACCGTTAAATCTTGATTCCATAATTTATCCCTCCGAATATGGTTTCTAAGCATTTTTTTCTTTGAACTCATCTCTATAGACATTAACCAGCAAATTGGCCACCACCACAAATATCAATACCGCACCACCTATCATCTCCCTGCGTGTTGGTTCACCATCTACCAGTGCAATCCCGGTAATCATTCCGACTACCGCTGCAATTACTTCTATTCTTCTTGCTGTTTTCATACTTTCAGTTTTTATTCGCTTCGTTGCACATCTTTTCAAGTTCGCAAAGCACCTTCATCGCTTTCCCGCTGTTCCGCTTCGGAACTCTTTGTCCGCGGGCTATTTTCCCCACATATTGTGCGGTTACACCAAATTTTTCGGCCACTTCCTTATAAGGTGTGGTACGCTTTTCTTTCAGTTTTTCAGCTAATCTCATATCTTTTCTCGTTTTAATTATTACTTTTGTCTCGTTAACTGGGTACAAAATTACAAAACATTTCGCCAAATGCAAGAGAAAGTACAAAAGATTTCGCCAACAAAGCAAAGAATTTTGCAATTTGTTGATACTTTAGGTATTAGCAAACGAGATTTTTATGCAGCTACAGGTATATCCAGAGGGACTTTAGAGAGTTCTACAGGTATTACTGAAGATACTATTGCTAAAGTTTTCGCCACTTATCCTGATTTATCGCCAATGTGGGTTGTTCTTGGCAAAGGTGAGATGCTAAATAATCAAAATCCCGGCGAAAAAAGTTGTAACCTAAATTGTAACCCAAATTGTAACCCAACGGAAGAAAAAACAGAAAAGAGCATTCTTGGACTTGATTTAGGAACAAGTTCACTTGGATTAGCTGTAGTGAATACACCACCTTCCTCATCTGTTTGTGAACCTGATATTGAGTATGGCAGAAAAGTCTCTGTAAAACTTAGTAAGGAACAAACACGAATCCCAGAGTTGTTAACAGAGCAAACGCGAACTTCAGTACCATTTTATAATCTGCCAGTTAGTGCCGGGCAACTCGCTGTGCTTGAATCCGAAATTTTCCACCAGACAGAACCTGATGGCTTCGTAGAATTGAGTGTATTCGAAGGCTGTGAAGCCGTATTTCCTATTACGGGCATCAGCATGGAACCAATCATTTCAAGCGGTGATTGGATTGGTATAAAAACAATAGATAATTTGTCCCACAGTTGGGAATTCTTGCAAACAGGCGCTATATACCTTATTATAACACGAGAAGAACGCATGATTAAGTTCATAGAGAAAGCCAGTGACGAGGATTTCATTGTCTGCAAAAGCCCAAACTACAGCCCTTTCAAAATTTTCAAAGGGGATATTCTTAAACTCTATCGTGTAAGGGCCTGTTCTAAACGATTATAA